TGCTTGACCTTTCAATATTTCTTCAAAAGAGGGAACTTGTTGACCATTAGCCATTCCTACTATTCCACCTTCTTTAGCTGATCCATAAAAAGGACTTCCAAAAGGTATTTGCTCAGGATTCATTTCATAAAGCCTTCTCTTTCTTTCTTCTTCATCTTGTGCAAACTTACGCATATCTTCTTCAAACTGCTCTTGTGCTTCCATAACTGCTCGTTGTCCTTCACCTAAAGCTATTGGTACATAAGATGCTGGTTGTGCTAATGCAGATAAAGTATCTTGACTAAATAAATTTTCACCTATCATCCCTAGTCTATCCATAGGACCTACCGATGATCCACCTGTAGCACCAAGAGGTAATCCACCGACTCCTGCTTGACCTGCTATATTTTCTCCAAGAGTTCGTGCAACTGCATCTTCTGTTACATTTCCAGTAAATCTTGCCATTGCATCTGTTGCTGCTTGTTGACCTGCTTGATCTGCTATTGCTTGAGTTACTACTGGATTAATTGCTGCTGCTGAACCTGCGTCTGCTGCTGCTTCTGTTATAGCTTCTTGAATGGCTTGTTCTGATGCTGATTGTGCTCCTGATCCTACTTGACCTAATACATTACCAATACCAAATCCTGTAATACCAGCCATGATTCCTTTTTTAAGATCACCTTCTGCTATTGCTGTGGCTAATCCTGAACCCACAGCACCTGCTACTGCTGGACTCATTATTCCTGAAAATAAAGCTGTACCTGCTGCACCACCTAGTAAAGGTGCAAGAAAAGGTAAAAACATTTCAGGCTGTCCTGTTTGTGGATTAATAGTCATTGGCATACTACTAGCTAAACCCTGTACTTCTATAGGGTTCATATGCACCAACATACTATCGCCAAAACGACCTGCGTTTGCTACTTGATTTGCTTGGTTTTTAAGATTTTCCATCTATCTTTCCTCTAAGGTTTCACATCCAAATACATTAAAACTCATATCTACTGCACTAGTATAAACTTTTAAAACATCTCCTTGATTTAAAGTTATCCCTATTACTATAGAAAATGAATCATTTGCTGCTACTGATTTATCATAAAATAAAAATTGTTTATCATCTGCACCTGCACCATTTACATGCACACTTAATCTAAAAGTTATTGCAGAGCCTGTTCTGTTAGCTGCTACGATTGAGCTTACAGTTGTTTGAGTTTTATCAGGCACTGTATAAAGCACAGTAGTTGTAGTTGCTGCTGGGTCTAACTGTCCTAATACTTTTAAATTATCAGCCATGTTTTACACCCATTAATAAAAATTGATGCCTACGAACTGACTTACTAATGTTTGATTGTTGCATAGCTTTTAAAGTTCCTATCTCAGCATTTATATCTTGAATTGCTTGTTCAATAGTTCTTCTAGTTATAGCTTCATTTATTTCATCATATTCTTGATTAGCTAAAGGTAAAGGTACACTTGTTTTTTCTGCCATTATCGTTTGCCATCCTGTCTAAGTTCTAATCTTAAATCACCTAAACGCCATCCAAAATTATCTGCTGTATTTTCTATTCTAATAGCACTTTGTCTGCTTCTTGCTCTTGTATTTGTAAAAGTTGAGTTAGGCGTAACTGCAACAGTTTGTAGTGTAGATAAACTTTCTAGTGGATAGTTTCTACCTTTAATCACAAAATTAACTGTATTAGCAGTATCATCTGAACCTCTGTATTGTAAGTCAGGTATTAATTTAGATATAAACATAAATCTTTCACCATCAGGGTCTAAGTCAAAATCTGATGATTCTATAAATGCTGTGAATGACGATCCATCAGCACTATGTCCTACTTCATGGTTATATAAATAATTAGTATCAGTAGTATCTAATTTTCCAGCAGCAATAGGGTGTTTTAATATATATGCTGGATTCCATGCTGTTCTTGTAAATCCATCACTTGTTGTACCTATAGTCCAAGATTGTTCTAAGTAGTTATAAGTTACATATCTATTAACTTCTTCAGAATCAGCACTTGGATAAAACCATATAATCTCATTGTGTTGTGGTATTGGTGCTGCAAATATTTTAAATGCTTGGTCTAAGTTAATATCATCAAATATGTGATCTAATACAGTGCAAGGCAATCTTTGTAAAGAACCTGCATATTGATAAAAGGCACCATTATCCATAAAGAAAATTGTATTACCCCCTGTTGCAACAGCATTAGGAGATATTAAAGACATACCTGTTGCTACCTCATTAAAACTAAATGTAAAAGGTGCTCCAACAAAACGCATAGATACAATACCTGCATCAGTCCAAATAAGTATTTCTTGTCTTGTTTGTAATGCTCCAATAATTTGTGAGCCTGTAGAAAGTTGCACTCCACCTGCTGAGTTAGTTGCTGTAGGTGTCCAATCAACTGCACTTTCTGCATCTGAAAAACGAACTAATAATGGGTCTATTGTAGTTGAACCTATTGGATTACAACCAAATGCTATAACATGTCTATCAACATCTGACATCATTATTTGTAAGGCTTTTACTGGTGTATCACTTGCACCTGCTCTGCTACTTGCTGCCACTGCTCTAGTAGTAACACCTGATGATTCATCCCAATAAAATAAGGCACCACCTCTAGCTAAACATAAACCATCATCACCAAAATTGTCTAGTGACCATAATCTTAATTGATTATCAGCAGTTAATGCTGTTCCAGAACCCCATGTACTTGCACCCCATGTTCCTACACCCCATCCAGTAGAAGAAACATAAGTATCTAACCCTACATTTATTTGATAAGCACCAACAGTAGAACTACCACCATTACCAGTATCAGATGAGTTTGCGGTTACAGTCGATCCTGAAGTATCTTTAGCTTCTACTGTATATGAATTGTCATTAACAATAGTAGCTATTTCATACTCTTGATTTAAAACAGAAGCTATTATATTTCCACCTAATGTAGCTGCACCACTAAAAGTAACAAAATCACCTTGTACTGCTCCGTGTGCTGTATCTGTGATAGTTAGTGTTGCATCTCCGTTAGATGCTGAAAAAGTAACATCTCCTGCACCAGTTGTTGATCTAATAGGTGTAATATCATTAAATACATTACCTTGTTGCACATATAGTTTTTTATGTGTACCTACTAAATTATATTGAGCTTGACTCGTATCTTTATATACATGAATTTTTCTAGCTGTACCTATAAATGAATTAGCAGAATTTTTTTCCCAACCACCTATTCTTTCAGGTCTGCCTTTTCTAAATCTAACTTTATCTGCATCAAACCAACCACCCTCATTAGAGTAGTTTGTTCCTTCTTTATTTATTCCGGGTTTGAAAACAAATTTAGAAAAAGGCATTTTACACCTCTGTCCAATCTTTACCTTGAAATAAAAGTGCTTCAGCTTCTCTGCGTCTTACTAAACCTTGTAAAACTTTACCACCAGCTTTATTCCAACGCTTTATTTGTGCAGGTACTTCATCATAAAGTTCTTTATTTAATACTTTTAACATGGTGCTATTGTTTAAATTTGTTGGTCCTAAGTTATATGTCCATGATACTAAAGCATCAAATTGACATTGTTCTAGTTTAACTACAACAGCTTTTTCTACATGCTCACAATACTCATCAAGTTCATTTAATAACATTGTATCTGCTTGTTCTTTAGATATAGTCATACCTTCTTTTACATCTTTAGTATGTCCATAACCAATAGTCCATACGCCTACTGCATCTTGATATGATTCTAGTTCACAACCCTCAAACTTTTTAATTAAAGAAATACCTTCGCTAGATATGTTCATATTACTCTCCTTTATCGCTGGAATTAGATGCTCCAAAATAGAACGAAATAACTGCACTTGCTAATCCTCCTAGATATCCAAGCACTAAATTTATTAATGCTTCACTATTTTGTTCAGGTGGTTGCAAGGTAACTAAAAATATATATCCAAGAAAACCACCAACAGTTGCAATACCCATGATTCTTGCTGTCCAATCTTTGCCAAATTTACCTCTAGCATCTTTTTTATCTTCAGCTTCTAGTCTAAATACATCCACATCTAATTCTTTCATGCGAATTTCAAAATCTTTTTCTGCTTGTTTTAGCTGTAATAGTTGTTCAGGACTAGCATTATTAATAGCAGATTCAATAGATTTTGCATCAGCTTTACATCCCAATGTTTCACAAATAATTTTAGTTGCCATTCCGCCTAATGGACCACCAACAGCAGAACCTAAACTTGGTGCTATTGAACCAACAACATTTTTTAACATACCTTTTAACATAAATATCCTTATGAACTTTGTGTGATTTTTATAACTGAATCACCACCACCATTTATTTTTACTGTATTAGATACACCATCTTGTATAAAAATTACTGTGTATCCTTGAGCAGAGTTTAAGTCAACTTGTATAGATTGCTCAACCTTTCTTCTAAGACTTATTATATCACCCTGCACTAGTGTAATAATTTGTGTTTGAGTATCTTGTCCTACCTTTGTACCAGTAATTCTAGTTATCTGTTGTTCTTGTTGAAGATCATCTTCTTTAAGTTTATCTAGCTCATCTATAACTTTTAATAAGTCTTCAAAAAAATTTACATCAAGATAATTAATATCTAACTCTGTAAACTCAAGCTCATCTTTTTCTAAGTAATCTTTATCAAGTTCTTCAAACTCTAAAAAATCTACATCAAGCACATTATTGGATGATGTTGTAGTTTCTTCTAAATTTTCTTGAATTCTATCAGGTGGATTAACAATAAGCATATTATCTATAATGTCTAAAGTTAAATCTAAAATAACAGGATTACTTGGAGGTGATTCAAATACTGTAGTAACTGTAGATTCATAAGGTTTATTTAATAAAACTGTACCCATAGCTGTTGTTACTTCTATTTCACCACTACTTGTACCATCAAGGTTAGGTAAAAGAATAATAAGTGATTCACCTATTTCATTTACTGTGATTGTAAAATCAGTACCTCTGATACCGATTGTCGCACTGTTAGTGCGTATCTTTATGTTCTTCTTAGGTACTAAGCCTAGTTTACCTGTAACAAAGCGTGCAGTGCCCTTAGCGAAGTTAAGAGCCATCTTTGAATTATCAGGATTTGGATCGAAAACAAACTCATCAACTAATACTTCTGAGTGTTCTGTTAGTTTGATTTGGGTATCATCAATAAAAGTAATACCCATTCTACCATTAGCTGTTTCAAGTCTATCGTAACTTTTAACTTGTAAATTTTGAGCAGCTTCAAATACAGAAGATAAAACTGTATCTATTCTT